ACAAATAAGAAATTAGAGTTGCCATATGAATTGCTACTAAATTTTATGAATCACCCTAATATTGAATCTTTTTCGCCAAACATAAATGAACTTAAGAAGCAATTTCTGGGGATAGTTCCTAGAAGCGATCTTGTTAGCCAGAATAAATGCTGCTTGAACAATAGATCAAACATGATGCAGGGTATATTCCACTACACTAGTAGCTTGTATCATAGCGGCTTCTTGTTATTATGGTCTGACTTCTCAAGCTTAATAATCAAAAACTCTCTCGGGAAAAGGATTCACTCACATATAATAACAACCAAAGTGTCATCTGATGATTCATCAGTCATGATATCTACAAAATTTTCTGACCAAAGTGCTAGAGAGAACATTAACAGGGTGTTTTATTCTTTAACAATACTCAAATCAAAGCTTTACAAATACTTTTGTTGCAAGCAGAGTGAAGACAAGAGCACTGTAGGCGTTCTATGGACTATTGAAGAATTTAATTCTACTTGGCTAATGAGAAACACATTAATTATGCCTCTGATTAAGTTTGTTGTTTCATCAACTCAAATACATCCATCACCCAAGCTAGAAAGTAGATTATACACATCTTCAACTCTTAGGAGTCAAGTGTTAGAAAATTGTGGTTGTATTTCTCTATGTGCAATAATTCAAATATGTCAAGCAAGATTGCATTATCTTGCTATTGGAGCTGTTAATAACAAACTGTGGCTGCCATATAAAGAGAATCTGGTCAGAAAGCCTCATCATATTTGTGGATTCATGCCTCTAGAACCAGATCTCACATGTGGTTTGTTGGGATTAGATCATGCTCTTTACCTTTTCTATTCTAAGAATAAAGTGGGAGGAAACATTCAAGCAAGATTGTTCAGAGATTTTGGTTCTGATAGTGTCACACAGGGAGACCCAACTAGCAGAGTATTCATTAGTTATGGTCACAATGAAAAATATTATGCTTTTTTAAGGAACATGGGATTATCTGATAAAACTGGGGTGATTAGAAGCATAGAAGAAGAATTGGACGAGAAGGTGGAGGTTCTATACAGACCAGCAAGGAATTCAGAAGAGTC